AAGTCACAAACCCCATGGCATTGAGCGTCTGATGCGCCGCATTCACCTCGGTTTCGGCCCGCGTCTGCCCCGCCGATCCGGTCAAGGTCATGGCGCGAATGACCGCCATTCCTGCCTCAAATCCCGCTGGGTCCGGTTGCGCACCAACCTCTGGCGCCAGCCATGCCGCCGCCATCTGTGCATAGGGATCGGCCGCCCATGTCGGGATCGCCGACGATGCCCACGACACCAGATTGCCAGCCGCAAGCATTTCATGCACGCGGCTAATCTTGGTTTCCGCCAACGTCTGGCCATACGAACCGGAATAGGCCAGCACGCGAACGCCGGACCGCGCGGCCTCATACTCGGCTTGCTGCCCGACGATGCCAAACGACGGCGCCAGAACGACCGCCGTCATCGCAACATAGTGTTCCGCCACGGACGCGGGGATTTCATCATCCGCCCAGACCGCGTAATTCAGCGCTAGGAGGTGTTCATGCACCGCCCCGGCCTTTTCCTCGGCCAACGTCTGGTCGGCCGTCTCGGGCGTTTCCTCGGCCGCTACGATGCCAAGCCGGCGCAAGGCCCGCTCGGCAATGTCGGGCAAGTCCGTAGTGCCAGCATTCGCCGGCACCGCGCTTTCGTCATAGGGGTTCAGTCCAAGGCGGCGCAGCACGCTCGTCGCGATCACCGCTACCGTCACCGTCCCCGAATTGCTGGCCGCTTCCGCCTCCGCTATCGGGTTCACGCCCAGCATCCGCAACGCCCGGTTGGCGATCGTCGTCACGGTCACTGTCGAGCCGGTGCTTGGGCGGTCGGCCACGGCGACGGGGGCTAGGCCCAGCTTCTTGAGCGCCCGCGCGCCCAACTCCGCAACCGTCGCCATCTGTCACCTCACGGAAAAACCGATTGTTCCGCAGCCGCCGGATCGCCTCGGGATCGTCGATCTCGACCGGCTGCCCAATCTCGAAAGTGCGGGAGAACGCCACCGTTTCGGTGGCGTCTCCACATTCTGGCCCAGCGAGCCAGACAAACACCGCCATCAGATCGAGGTCGGCGGCTCGTTCAGCGCATAGAACACCGTCGCCGCGATCGTTCCGGCAACCGCAGTCCCCGGCGCGTTCGTGAAGGTACCATACAGCTTGGTAGGCGTTGTGTAGCACGTGCCCTGATGCGTAATCAGCGTCGCCGCCGAGGTCGCATTGTTCCCGAACCGCACCGTGCCAGCGGCCTGACCGATGGTGCCAGCGTTCACGAACCGATCGGTATCGCCCGAGTCGCCAACGATCACGGTCATGGCAGGCGATGCCGCCGAGTCCATGTCAGTCGCGACCAGCACACCATCAAGGACGACGCAATCTTTCGGAATGTATCCGATGTCAAACGTTCCGTTCTGGGTCAAATCAGCGGTGCCAATCGTGATGATCTGGCGCAGGCACGCGACTTCCCCCCGGTTCGGGGTGTACAGGGGATCAGTCGCGGCCGGCGTGTCCAAGTAGCTCACAGCCATGTGTTAGGTCCTTTCGTCAGGTATCAGGATCAGGCGTCGGGATCGGCGGTAAACCAGCCGGTCACCATTCCGTGATCCTTGGGCGTGCCCGTATCGCTGCTGGTCGAGGTGCCGAACCGCGCCTTAGTGATGCCGCGGATCGTCGAGTAGCCCGGATAGCGGATACGGCCGTAGTCACCCGGCGTATTCTCGATCTGCTTGATCCGGTCCGCCTCGGCAAACAGCACCGCCTGCTGACCGCACAGGAACGACGGCGCAACGTCGGCCGACGATGCACCGAGGTCAGCCTGCACCGGGATTTCCGGCACCTCCTTGATAATCACGCCGTCCCACATCAGGTCGCCGCCCGTGAACAGCGGGTTATCCATGCCGCGCTGCAACGCGTCACGGTTCGCCTGCGTCATGGTCGAATTGGCGGACAGGTCGCGGAACGACAGCGACGGCGCGAACAGGACAAACCACCGCTCGTCATTCTTGACCCGCAGCGGGCGAATGGCGGGCGAAGCCGTCAGTGCGATCCGCTTCATGAGCGAAATCGCTTCCGGCGTCAGCTTGTCGTTCGTGGTGTCCAGATTGCCTAGCGCAGTCGCGAACGTGGTCGAGTAGTTGCTGACCAGCTTGCCGAACAGCACGCGATCAACGTTGTTCGTGACCCAAGTGTTTTTCTGCGTGGTCGTCGCGTCAGAAAACTTGGTGCCGTCGATGGACATCAGACCATAGTTGATCACGTCCATCTTGAGCGTTTCCTGCGCGTGCTCCATCAGAGCCGCACGGGCAACCTCGAACAGGTCGTGTTCGGTCTTGATCTGCTCAACCTGGGTGTCGATACCAACGCCATGGCGGATCAATTCGACATACACCCGCAGCGTGCGGCCGTTCAGGGCCTCCTCGCTGCCCGCCAGCGTAGTGGCGCCGCGCGTGGCGGATTGCGCCAGCTTGCGGTATGCGGACCAAGTGAGGGAGTCGCCGGCCTTGCGCGTCAGGTCGGACTTCATGTGGATTACGGAATTTTCCGTATCCCCCATGTACGGCGAGAAGCGGGACTTCGCGATGTACTCGAGGTAGAAGTCCTTCGCCCACTGCTGGACGCGACCGCCGGTCGGAACCGTGGTTACTGCCATTTACTTTGCCTCATACTTCCCATGCCGAGAACTCTGCGAATGTCAATGTCCTCGGGTCCCGCAACGCCGCCGCCATCTGCGGTCGGGATCGTCGCGAGTGTGGTGGGCACCGATCGTCGTGGCGTGGCGTCACCACGCTGCGCCGCAAGCTCTGCAAGCGCAGCCTGACGCCCTTCCTCCCGCGCCTTGGCCAGTGCGTCGGCGGGGTTGTCCCCCAACGCCTTGACGGCCAGGATTTGCGCGCCGGTCTTGTAGACCCACTCCCAAGGGTGGACTTGGTTGACCAGTGGCGCGGCAAGGGCGGGATTGCGCTGCGCTTCTTCCTGAAACGCAGCCAGCTTTTCATCGAGGTCCGGGTAATCGCGCCGGGCCATGATCTCGGAAAAATTCAGACGCTCGTTGATCAACTTCTGTTCCACCGTCATTTCTTCGACGGGGGCAGTCGGTTGAGGCAGTTGAACGTTCCGGGATCGCTCAAACTCGGCTTGCATGTCCGCAATCCGACGTTCAAGCTCTTGGCGCTTGTTCCGTTCTTCGATCAGGGCCTTGAGCGGGATTTTGTCCTCGGACGGCGGCGGCCCGTCCTGCGTCGCGACCGGGGGCGATTCCTCCGGTGCAATCGCGTCGCCCGTTTCTGGCTGCGCTTCAATCGGCTCTTGGTCTGCAACCGCCTCGACAGGGTGCCCGTCAGTCGGATTGTATTGCGATCCCATCGGCAAAATGCGCGCAAGCGACAACTCTCCGTCGTCGCGGGTTTCCGTCGTCTCGCTCATATGTGATGTCAGCCCTTACGCCCGTATGGTCGGCGGCACCGTTCGCCCGTTACCCGGCGGCGGCTGGTTGCGCACCCGCAACCGTCGCAGCGGCAGACGCTTGCGCCTGCATCGCCTTGATCTCTGCATCAAACGCGGCCTTTTGCCGCGCGATCTCCATGTCATTCGCGGCCTTCTCGCGCGCGATGGCCATGTCATTCTGTGCCCGCAAGCGGTCCGCCTCGATCTGCGCCGCAAGCCGCTGCTGCTCAAGCTGCGCGTCCATCATCGCGGTCTGTTGCTTCATTTCGAGTTCCGCTTGCGCCTTGATCAGTTCCGGCGGCGGGGGCGGCGGCACCGGCTGGCCGTCCGGCCCCTCCGGCGGGCGCAGCCGCTTCAAGATTTCATCCTTGTTCCGCAAGGATGACGCTTCCACCAGCGCATCGGGTGGGATCAGGCCGGGTATCTTGGCCAGTTCCGCCAGCATGCCGAATTGCTCTTGCTGCAACGTCACTACATCCGGCGACGTGTCGATCACGATATCAACCTCTAGCGAGGCGACATCGTTCCGAATGCTGATCACCTGACCTAGACGCGGATCGCCTTCCATCATGCCAAGCCGCGCCATCGCCTGCGCCTGCTGATCCGGCGGCATTTCGCCCAGACGGTCCGCAACCGTCACGGGCTGGTTAAGCCCGACAAACCGCACGTTGCTCTCGTCGTCCGTGACGCGCACCCACCGTTCGGCCGTCCAATACTGCCGCACGCGGTTCCAGATCGCTTCGTAGACAGACTTCTTCCAGATGCGAAACCGCTCAACCACGGCGCCCTCGACCTCGGTCAAGCCGCCCTGCTGGCTCGCCATGATCGCGCGGCCGGACGCCGCCTGCGACTGACGCCCCTGTAGATACGAGTTCGGCCCCTGCCCCTCTAGCGACTGCTTGGCCTCCTGCAGCATGACCATCTGGGCTTGCGCCAAATCCACGCCCGGCATGACCGTAAGCTCAAGCCCCGGCGCCTTCGTCACCCAACCGTCAGGCTTGGCCAGTTCCGCCCGCGCCGCGTCCTCATCCGCAACGGCGCCCTGTTCCGCAATCACCCGGTTTGACGACATCAGGAACAGCGCGCGGGACCGGCGCTTGTTCACTTCGTCTTGCAGGTCGAACATGTCCCGGACAATGCCATACCGGTCATTGTCACGGTCGATGTAGCACGAGCCAAGCACCATCGAGCAA